ACGTGGTCGATCGGAGTTGTACCGATCATCAGTTCGGCGATGTCGCTTCCCGAGGGATCGACATCCGTGATCTGAATGCTGGCCGAAGCGTATTGGGTACCGGTTCGAACGATCTCGTAAAACCAGAGCGCGCCCGTGTAGTGGTTTACTCGTCCTTGAAACCCCAGCTTATTAATCAACCATGCGGTGCGCTCCGCCGGTAGCGACTGTGAATGATAGGTATCCCAGTCGGTGGCCAGTGAGAGCTCTGGTTGCGGCGGAAAATCTGGAAGGTTGGCTGAAGGATAGGCGATCTCGAGAAAGTCAAACCAAAAGATGTCGGAAGGTCCCGCGCTCGTCTGGGTAAACGTGACCGTATGCGAACCTGCCGAATAGGTGCCGAGCGGAAGTCGAACCAGAACATCTTCCCCGCTCAGGATGAGGTCCAGTGGAGCGAGCTGCCGGCCATCGACGGAGACACCAACCGTCGCACCAGTAGGGACGAGTTGCGTGCCCAAGAACAGCTGGTGAGTTGCGGTCTCACTATAACTGATGGTGCAGGACGCGCCTTGCGCATTCGAAGCCGGATTGTTGGGATCAGGTGGACTGGTCGAGTGAATTCTACTGCCGGAATAGTTTCCTGTAGATTGAATCCACGATCCACTGTAAACCACGCTCGGATCGTCATCTTCAATACGGCGGCTTCCCGGACCGGCCACTCCGTAAGTTTGATTAGTGCCTGTGACGGTCCAATTCGAAATCGTGACCTGGAACTCGGTTTGCTGGAATCCGCCACCATTCGCGATGAGTTGCGCTTGCGGCTGTAGGTCAGCGGTCCACGTCCAGCGGAGCTTCCGCACGTTGTTCATCGGAACCGTTACGACCTGGGCCGAGTTCGCCGGGTTTTTCGGATCCACATTGGGATCCGTCGTGCCTTTGATGTTAGAAAAGTCGAGCGAGATAGTGTAGCTGCCCGGCGAGCCATTGGTCCCAGGGAACTGGCCGCCTCCGAACGATGCCGTCATTTCTTGCCACACCTGAGAGCCGTCACTCGAAAATCCGTACATCCCCATCAGGTTCCCGTTAGCGCCGACGAGATTCTGATACGCAGCAGAACCGGCATTCGGTTTGGGATTCCACGTCACTATGATGGATGCGCCGTTCGCACTCGCGCCGAAAGTGGGACTGCCTATGTCAGGATCATTGATAACTGCAGCCAGTCCAGCTACTGTGGCGCTAAGATCCTGGTTGCCGGAAGGCGGTTGGTAGTAATAATGTTCATTCAACCAAGCTAATCCGACCCAGCCACCCGTGGGTGCAGGCGCCGCTAACGTCATAGTGGCCGACGCTGGCGTGGGAGTTCCGTTCGCAGTCGCGTACATCGCTATATCTATGTAATAGATAGTTTCCGTTCCATCCCCATTCGGCACCCAGACGCGGATTTTATTCCAAGGCACAGCCGCGAATAGATTGGATTCAATCGGAATACAGCCGGACCGCTCTTCCTGATAACTCAGAGTTAATCCGCTCAGGTCGCCATCGGGAAGATATCTGAGAGCCGGATGTTCAAATACGTTGTCGCGGTTCCATTCAACTACAGCCCAATCGAACTGCTGGCGCCACTTGCCTGACAGAACAAATCCAGATTCATTTGCTTGGCTGAGAGCTGCAATCGCAGACGGCATGTAAAAGTAACATTGCAAGTCCCGGTGAGGACTTAATTTGGAGATTTGCTCAGCCATGGCTACAACCGGATGGTAACTGTGAGATCGCGGCCGGGACTTGTGGAGCCCGAGGTAACGGATGAAGGGGGATTCGGATCGACTTGCAGGGTGACATTTATGGTGATTTGTTCTCCCTCGATCAAGGGCGCCGGGAGAGTCACACCGTCGATAACAGGTGAACTGGTCTGTTGATCCGGGATCGTGACGTTGCAAAGAAACGTGCCATTCTGAAGAATGTCCACACTGATGGAGTAGCCGGCAGGCGCTTGATTTACTGTTGCGCGGACATCGCGCACGGCGTGAGACGTCTCAACGAGAAGAGGTGGAGCGGCGTTTTGCTGAGTCGCTAAGTATCCGCTGACCTGCAAAGAGAATTGACCGCCCGAAAGCGTGCGCAGCCCACCATCGGGATTTGACGTATAGCAATTAGTTTGCGTCTGGCTATCGCCGAAAGAGTTTGTCACGTAAAATTCAGCCGCGCAGATCCGCATGTCGGGCATGCTAACCGTGTGAACGTAGTTACTCGACGCTCGATTTGCGAAAAAGTTAGGAGCGAATGGGGCAATCACAACCGAGGTGCCGAGATGGTAGACAACGGCCCCGGCCTGATGAGCTGCGACTGATGAGCCCAGCACTGCGCGTTGGATGATATAGGCATTGGTATCCGGATCGGACGTTACAATCGCCATAATTTCTTGATCCACCTGAATGAAGCCGCTGGATTGCTCAGGCGGCAAAGAAACAGGAAGAGACGTGAGTACCAGTAGTCCGTCTGTTGTGGCGACCGGGGAGGCTAACGTAAAGGTGCTCGGTGTATCTAGTTCGGCCCAATAAAAGACCTGAAGAGTTCCGCTCGATATCGACTCGGTGTTAGTCAGGTCCGTGAAGCCGATCCGATAAAGCGCCAGGTCGCCGCCGGCCACGGTCATACCCTCGACGCCTTGCACGGCGAGATAGAAGATAGGAGCCTCCGGAACTCCACCATCCGGCGCCTGCTGTCCGAGCGCCCAGCGAGTCACCGGACAAAGGTCTGCCGTTCCCTCCTGATTGTTCACGTTGGCCCCGCGACCCGAAATTTCGATGAAGTTTCCGTTGCGATAAGGAATCTCGAATTGAACCGACATTTCGGGGACGGTGCTCGCTGAAGGCGCCTGACCAGAGGGGGTCGATGTAGGGACGCTGCTCGAAATCGCTGCAAATCTCCACGAAGGTTCAGCCACTACGAACTGGCTCGTGATATCTGGAAGGATGGCCCACGGTGACGTCACCGTCAAGGTTGTCGCATCGTTCGCCGAGATCAGACGTTCTTGCCCGCGTCCCGTGCCATCGACAATCCTGACCGCCATACCAACATAAGCAGAATTTGTTCCGCCGAAATCGTCGCACCCGATCATGCTGCCGTTCCACGTAGTCGCGTAGTAAGCGGGCGTGTACTCGAATCTGTAGTAGAAATTGGCGTGATCGAAGCTGGCATCGGGTGGTCCGATCGGCAACGGCGCAAACCCGGTATCGAGGAAAGTTTGGCTCGTCTGCGTTGTGCTTATCGCCTGCCTTGACGCGATCTGGTACAGCATCTGCGGCGTGCTTCCGCGATAGACGTTGAAATAAGCGGCTCCGCTCGGGAAGCTCAAGCTGTCGAATTGAACGCTGTTGGCGCCCGCGGGAACCGTCGCCGACACTGTGAAAGAAAGAGACCCTTCGTTGAAGGCGCTATCGAGTGCCGTCACCGCGTAGTAATAGCTTGCGCCAGGCTGCAAGGTCGCCCCGCTTGTGGCCGGATATTCCGGCGAGAGACTTAGAAAGGCGGGAAGGCTAGGGGAGTTCGGAGTGGGTTTATTCGGCTGCGAAAAACTCACCGTGAGGGTATCGGTCGCGCTCCCGTCCGATTGGCTTGCTATCTGCTCCGAAACTTTAAAATCGAAATACTCCAGATTTCCGCTCGCGTCGTTGTGGGCGATAACTCCGATTAGAGGCCGCGGCGTTTGCACCTGGCTGGCCGGCTGGCGACCCGCCGCCGCAAGTACCGCAGGATTGTCGCTATACCAATCGTCATCGTGAATCTGAGCAAGCACGGTAACTTGCTGGTAATTGACGGATGGCGACAATTTAACCACGCGAAACGGAATCCGTACGAAGTTCTCCTTCTGATAAGTGAGGGCGATAATATCACCGGGCCTAATTTTCAGCGCCCGAAAACTAGTTTGAAACTCTACGTAGAGATTGCCTTCGATCAACTTGTCCAGCTGCTGCAAAAGCACCCTGGTGGCTTGGCTAAAATTCGCGATCCCAAGAGCCGTAGACTGGCTGCTAATCTCGTATCCGATGAGTGCCGAGTCGTTCGAGTTAACTATCGAAAGGCTGTCCTGCTGGTACTCGTTGTTTTCGTCCTGGAACTCAACACTTACTCGGTTCGAGGTTTCTGCGATTGTGCGGGCCGTGAGGCGCAGCGTCGATGTGCCGTTGGGATTTCGAACAATGCCAGAGAACGGGCCCGTCGCATCGCTGAATTCGTATGCCGGCCATCCACCGGTGTCCAATACTTGCGTGCTGTTTCCGCCATCTACCGGATTGGGTTGCTGCCCTTCGACCGTGGTCTCGGGTACCAGCTCCAATTGCCCTGACAGCCCATAACGCAACATCAGGCTTGCGGCAACGCGAATTCCGCGAATGACCGTTGCAGCGCTCTGCCGTTTCGTAAGTATCAGGTTGCATTTGTACCGGGGCGTCGGCGGGAGAGGATTTCCATTAATATCCGTCGTGCTAATCAGGGTGCCGCAGAATTGCGCAGCATTTGCAAAGGTTGACAGATTTAGATCGGCCGTCGACCAGCCGCATCGCTGAAGTATGTCGAGAATCACCCAGGCAGGATTGTTTGAGTAAGTGGTTTGCTGAAAACTTCCGTCTAGATTGTAAATGTCTAGTGCTATACCCTGCACAAGCACCTGGACATTCGGCAGTGATCGCCCACTGCTGATCCTATTTGGTACGACGACGGACAGCACGGACATGCTTCCATACGGGTCACCTAAGGGATTGCCGTTCGAATCCGCGAAGTCCAGATTAAAATTTCCCTGGCGGTTCCCCAACGTGACCACGTTGTACCACCCGGTTGTCGTCATGTTGGTGTTCTGGACGGCGATCGGAATCTCGACGTCATTGACGACAACTTTGAAAATGCTTTGGTTGTTTTGAAGGCTACCCATCCCGAGGAGCACTTCCATGTGCGTCAGGTTGCCGTCATTGCGCGAGAAGATCACGGGCGCCTTCAGCCAGCCTTGGCCATAAATTATCGGGACTGGGTCGTTGTATTTTGCAGGGTCGTCAAGCAGCGGCGAAACGTGCGAGGTCTTGTCGCCCGCCGTTCGCACCATAATTGCGGATGGGACGAACTCGAATCCTCCGAAGCTCCTCGTGAGATGCCCTGCGTTATCGCTCGAGAACATCCCTCGGGCAACGCAGCTCGTGCGCGACTTATCGCACGAGGTGTAGGCCTGCCCGTTGTTTAGATTGCCGATGCCACCCGCCACATCCGCTGAATAGCCGCAACGGAAATACGGGGAATAGCGAGGACCGCTCAACGCCTGGGTCCTTTGCTCGAGAGTCGACGGGAAATTCCACGGGCAGGACCGCTGGATACGGACTTCCGGGACAGGAATCCGCTGCAGACTGAGCTTGTTCGTAAAGCTCAAAGTCATGGTATCTTCGGCGATTTCGTCCGGATCGCCAGCGATTCCGCGAAACAGGACCATCGTTTCGTTTTCGGTCTCGACAGTGCCCGATGGAAGGTCCACGAAGGCAAAATAGACAGTAAGCTGAGAGCCTTTGAATCCACCGAGGTTATTGTCCTCGAGCGGGTTATTCAGTTCCGAAAGCCAAGAATCGGCGTTGGCCAGAACGAGCGAGAGCTGCGTAATGCCATCCATCGCGTCGTCGGCCGACAGCTGCAGGTCGAACAAGTTATGTTTGAGGACTCTCGCCGAATACTGATTACCCTGAAACGCGATGGAATGCGTGCTCCAATATTCAACAACTCCGCTCGGCATAGCGCATTCAAAGAACAGCAGCGGGGTGTTGGGCTCGGCGAGTTGTTTTATGTAGTTAATGGTCCCCATGGATGTCCTAAACAGCAGTCTCGATCGTGAAAGAAGTTGAATATAAATTGGGCGCTGTTGCGGAAACCGCTAACTGATCAACGCCCCAGTGAGCGTTGGCATAAATACCGCCACTCCCGATGGTCGGCCGGTACCTCGAAGGTGAGATCTGTGCCTCAAGCTGCGGACCGTATAAGCTGACTTGTTGCCCGGGAGCCAAACTTACCGCGACCGTAAAGCTGACACCAGAGTCGTTCAAACGGCCGCTCGAGACGAGGCGACTCCAGCCAGCTCCGATGCTGAACGTCATACTTTGCGAATCCGAAGTACCTCCGCGCGTGAGGACAAGTTGCGCTGGCGCCGCACTCCTTGCGTAAATCGAGAAGCAGTACTGATAGTTAGCCGGGACGGCGTTCGTAGGTCCCGTAAGTGTCTGGCTGATCTCCTGGCTCGCTTGCGCGGTATTCGTCGCCATAAATGCGGCGGTCCCGCCATTCGGATCGGCAATCCCGGGCTCGATCTGAATTAATGTGGAATTGTGCCATGCGGGCACGTTTGTACCGGAAACAGGCACCGACGCCAACGAAACGTTCGAGCTGGAGACCAGCATATTGTCGGTTGGGTCAATGAAAGTGAAAGCGTGATACGGACCCACGCACGAAGTGAAATGGCCCTGAAGTAGCTGGAGATCCTGCAGCGCGAGGTCCAGATAAACCATCTGCCAAATTACTCGTGCGCCTCCTGGATCTGAACTAACCAGTACGCTGCCGTCTTGAAGAAGATTCTTCACCGTCCTGACCAGACGTGTCTTCTTGATGGGATACTGGGCCACTGCACCGCTGGATAATTGTGGGAAGAAGAGGCTACTCATTTGTCTCGACCACGGTTTCGGTGACGATTAGTGACGTGGAGCTTGTATCTACTCCGACATAGTCGCTCACAAGACCCGGCGCGGCGATCGCGCAGTTGTTTACATTCACTCCACTGATTGGATCCGGAAACACGAATGTGCTGTAGTCACCTTGCTGCGCCACGAAGAAAGCCTCGATCTGCGCGACCTCGGCTTCGTTGAGCAAATCCAAGCGGATCTGCCAACGGCGTAGCATTTTCCCCTGCATCGGGTATCTTTGGTCCGATCCGTCGATAAACCGAATCACTTGAACCGTTTGACCGGTGACGAAGGAAGCTGGATATTGTGTTATCGCGCCGGTACTTAGTGATGGGAAGATGCTCATTTAGATCTCCGCTATATCTCCGCAATAACGTCATTCAAAGAGCTCGAGTTAAGCAGCGCATTTTTGACCGTCTGAACGATTTGTGAACTCTGGTGTTGCGCCGCCTGACTTGACGCTGTCGCGCCCGCCTGATTCTGCCCCGCGGAGGACGTAGAGGACTCAACGTCAGTGCCTTGCATGGTCGTGCTGCCTTTTGAGCTGACGTAGACGGTCTCTTGCTGCGAATCGGGCAGACTAAACTCGACGAGCGGTGGCGGCGTAGACTTACTGCTTCCGCCAAATAGGCTCACGAGCCCCGAAACGAGTCCGCCGAGGCCGGCGATGCCCCCGAAACCGCCAAGCACGCTGGAGATTCCGCCGCCCGAGGCCGCCTGCGCCAACAGATTGGCACTTAGGCTCGATGAGCCGGACTTCGCGGTCCTGTTGTTCGACGGGCTCCCGAATTGAATTCCCGTCGGCGCGTCTTTAGCTCCGATCGAAAGTCCCTTGGTTTCGCCAAGCGAGGGCACTCGAGTGGCGCTGCCGCTTCCGCTTGTAGACTCGCTCGCCGCGTTAATCGGCTTTAGGAGGTCTTGTAGACTGAGGCCGTCGACCTGAGACGATGACAATTGCCTGATAACGTCCGACAACCCGCTATCCGTTTTGGCCATTCTGCTTCTCCTTTCGCCATTCCTGCTCGAGCAGGAGTACCGCTTCAGCGGATTTCGCATCCATCGACCACGGAACACCGCCCCCGAACTCTTTCCAGATACGAAAATGCTCGAGCAGCGAGTAACTATACTCAGTAATCAGTGATTTCGGACATTGATATGTGATTACGCCGCCTCGCGCCCAAACGGCTTTTTTTGCGCCCGTGTTATTAGCATCCAGCCAAGCGCAGTTTCTAGCTTTCACCAGACCGCTCGAACGGCAGCTATCGCATCTCCACGCGGCTGGTGAGGAAAACTGGAAATGGAATGCGATTAGGAGTTTTTTCGTTCGTCTTCCGATAACTCAAGCTGGTCGCGAATCACCGCGGCAATCTCGTTTGCCAAACCTTCGGGGCCGATGGTGATCACCGTTTCCGGTGTAGCAGGCTTTTCGTCGAACGTTACTCCCTGAACTTCTACAAGGCCCCATTCGATATATACTTTGCGAACCAGGAGCTCGCCGAGCCTCACCTCGAGCTGGTCTGCCGCGTCCCCGGATTTCAGAAATTCGTGCCGCAGCACCACTTCGCGGACTTTGCTGGTTAACTCCAA